TGACGAAATCATCACCATGACCTGGGTCGACTTCGGCGATCGCAAGCCGGCGCGTGCGTTCGTGTGCACGAATCCCAATCCCTGGGGCTACCCGGCAAAAGATCGTTCCGGGCGCCTCGAACAGCTTGAACCGCCGAACCTTGGCGCGCTGATCGAGAAGTTGACCGGCCCTGGTCAGCGTAAACCCTTCACTGTCATTTCACCCGAGCAACCCGCTCAAACATAGGAGGCGCACATGCCTTACGACTACACCGATGCCCCGCCACCGCAGTTCGAACCGATCCCGCAGGGCACGACCGCGACCTGTGTCCTTCACCTTCGCCCCGGCGGTGTCGGCGAAGACGGAATGCTCAAGCGCTCGAAGGACGGCCTCTGCGAAATGCTCGACGCCGAGTATGTCGTTGTTGATGGACCGTTCGCGCGGCGCAAATTCTGGGGCTACATGATCCTGGCGGGCACCACCGACGGGCATGCGCAAGCCGCCGAAAGAAGTCGCGGCATGCTCAAGGCCATTCTCGATTCCGCACTTGGCCTTAAGCCCAATGATACAAGCCCGCAAGCTCGTGTTGCCCGCAATGTCAGCCTCAAGGACTTCGAGGGCAAGACGTTCATCGCCAAGATCGGGGTCGAGAAAGGCGGGCCGAAAAATGACGGCAGTGGTGAGAATTGGCCGGACAAAAACGTCCTGGCGGGAGTGATCACACCCGACAAAAAGGACTGGCACCCGGTCGAGCAGCCACCGCCGTTCAACGGTGGAAACAGCGGAGCTCAAACTGCGCCCGCCAATACCGCGCCCCCCATTGAACGGCCGGGGTGGGCGTCGTGAAGAAGATCCGCACCGTCGGAGAGGTCTCGCTCTCCGCACTTGAGGACTAGTGGCAGCGGGACGCCACCGCTGCCGCCATTGCGGGTGCGCGTGGGGTCGTCCAGATGGACGGCCCCATCCCGCCTGGCACGCCGATTGGACGCTTAAGCGATACCGAGTGGGGCTGGATCATCGCCGCAATCCTGTTCGCCTGGATCGGCGTGCGAGCTCAGCAAGCCGCTGCAGAACAACTCGACACCGAGCGCACGATCCGAATGGTGGCGCTTGATCCGCAACCATGGGACGCCGGCGCGGTGGCGGCGATTCTTCCGAACCTCGCTGATGCCTGCGCGGGGCTCGACTGGTCGAGACCGCTCGCGCAATGGCCGCGCGATGACATCACCGAGTTTCTGCTCAAGGCCATGCCGCTCATTCGCAAGGCGATGATCGCGCGCGATCTGAGCGACAAGGGCGTCACCCGCAAATCAAGCGCCGCCGAGATCGCGCGTCAGGCCAATGCCGCGGCCGGCGGGCCGTTGATGACGTCGGACGAATTCAACGACGAGATTGGAATTTGAGGCTGATGCCGTGGACTTGAACCGTGCCCACCTGTCAATCGAGCCGATCAACCTCGAGCTCGCCAGCGCGATCGAGCGCGCCGTAGCAACCGCGGCAGAATTGCCACGGCCCTACTTGGGCGCGAGCATTGTTGGGCACGAATGCTCACGCCGTATCCAGTATGACTGGTGGTGCAAGCCTGTGCTCCCGGCCAGGACGCGCGAGATTTTCGATCGCGGGCACCACTTCGAAGAACGCGCGCGCCGGCACCTTGTGGCCGTCGGCTTTAAGTTCGCACCGCCCGAGTCGCTAGCCTTCACCGCTGCGAATGGTGCGCTCCGCGGCCACGCTGACGGAATTATCATCCATGGCCCTGACCTGCCGGGTGTCTATTTAATCTATCCGCTGGTCTGGGAGCACAAGGCGGTCAACGCCAAGAACTGGCGCGCGGTCGAACGCGATGGCCTCGAAAAGACCTTCCCACAATATGCCGCGCAAGTGGCGCTCTACCAGGCGTATCTGAACATCACCAATCCTGCGCTGTTCACGGTCACGAACGCCGACACATGTGAATGGCTGCATTTCCTCGTGTCGTTCGACGCCGAGCGCGCACAGTTTTGGTCTGACCGCGCCGTCAACATCATCGAGGCAACGCGCGCCGGCGAGCTGCTGCCGCGCGCTTATGACGATCCCATGGACTGGCGCTGCAGGATGTGCCCGCACAAGGAGCGGTGTTGGAGGTGAGCATGAGCGCGCCCGACCCACTAGGTCCAGTCCCCCACAAACTTGCATCCTGCATCCGCATGTTGTTGAGCGCCAACGACGGCGAGCGCGTCGCTGCGGTACTTGGCATCCAACGGATTATGCAGACCATCAGCAAGGACGGAGGTGTTGACATTCACGCCCTTGCCGACCGTATCGAGAAGGCAAATGGCAGTCTGAGCGACGCCGACAAGCAGAAAATCCGCAGCGAGATCGAGAACGCGCGCGCCATCGGTTACGCCGAGGGCGTCAAGGCGGCGGAGGCTAAGCAACACGGCGCCGGTGCTTTCCGCAACACCGATGGCAAGCTCGATTGGACCGAGGTCGCGCTGTACTGCCAGCGTCAGAAGCACCGGCTCGATCCGAAGCATCACAACTTCATCGACGACATGGCCGCGCGCACCGTGTACGGCCGCGAGCCGACTCCGAACATGCACAAGTACCTGCACAGCCTTTTTTACAAACTTGGTGGGAAGATCACATGACCGGCGTTCCATTCATGCTTACCAACGCGATGAAGGACGCGCTGCGCAGTCGCGGCCTCACCGACGTCGAGATCGAGCAGATCACGCCAACGGAGGCGCAAAAAATCCTGCTGACGCCTGACCCGCGGGCGGTGCGCGAATTCATACAGGCAATTGCGACACAGGCGAAGGCGGCGCTCGGTGCGGGCGTGAATCCCGGCCTGTTACAGCTCACGCGCTTGCACCCAATATCCGAGAATTTAGTGCCAAGCCGCTTCGAGCTCGACGACATCGAACGCATGGTCAACACTGCGATCGGCGACTGCGAGGCCGGCCACAACGTCTATATCGAAGGTCGCACGGTACCGACAAATTTATGCGGCAGTGAGCGCGGCAAGCTTCTCGATACCGTTGCGGTGTTTGCTCTGGTCATCGATAGCGATGCCGACAAGGACATGGGATGGACACCGCCAGCGACAATCCGTCCGAGCATGACGGTGGAAACCTCGCCCGGCAATTTTCAGTTCTGGTTTTTTCTTAGAGCAGCAATCACTGCCGAGCTCGCGCGGAAACTGGGCGAGCGCATTCGCCGCGCCGTCAACAGCGACAATGATACCGGCAATCCAACTCAACCCTATCGCGTCGCCGGGACAGTCAATTATCCGAGCGCCGCCAAGATCGCGCGTGGACGCGATACCGTATGGACCCGACTTATTGCGCTCGATCCCAAGATGTTGTGGACGCCAGAGGAGATCGAGCAGGCATTTCCGCTGCAAGAACAGCCCAAGACCAACGGTGGCGCGCCGGCGTCAGCCGGCAATGCGAGCGAGGCCGATGTCCCGGTCGACACGATGAAGGTGATCCGTGACGGCCCTACCAAGGGCAATGCCCGCGATCGTTCGCTTGCCTTCTTCAACGTCATGATTGCGCTCAAACGCCTTGGTTTCACCGTCGAGGGCATTCTCGAATTGCTCGAACGTCATCCGGAGGGCATCGCCAAAAAGTATGAAGGCCGGCTGCAGCAGGAGGTCGAGCGCGCCTATAACAAAATCGACATAGCGGACGCGGCGGGCCAGCCACAGACCGCGGCGGCACCCGCGTCGACGTCTACGCCCATGGCTGTGTCTGCACCGCAGCCGCAGTTGCACCCCGCGCAGGCGCAGCCGCAGGCGCAAACACAGCCAGCCGGTAAGCCGACGATCAAGGTGGTCGCTGGCGAGCTACCGCGCATGCTCAAGGAAACCGAGGACGCGCTGCTCGCCAGTAGGCTACCGATCTTCTCCCGCGCCGGCGCGCTCGTACTGCCGGTGAGCGAGGTCGTGTCGGCAACTGATGGACGCAAAACCCGCATTGCCCGGCTGCGCGCCTTTTGCGTCGAATCGCTAATGGAATGGGCCGCCGAGGCTGCGATCTTTCAGCGTCGCAAACGCGGAACCTGGGTCGATATCGATCCCCCGCATCAGTTGATCCGAATGCTGCTGGTCCGCGAAGGGCGTTGGAATCACCCACCGATCAAGAGCGTGATTACAACGCCAACGTTGCGTCCGGATGGCTCGCTGCTCGTCGCCCCCGGCTACGATCCGCAGACCGAGCTCTATCTGCTGCCGGGTGGGTTGCATTTGCCATCGATACCGACGCAGCCCAACAAGAAAGAGGCTCGAAAAGCGCTCGAGTCCCTGCGCGATCTGTTCAGCGAATTTTCCTTCGTCGGGCCGCTCGATCGCGCGGTTGCGCTGTCAGGTCTATTGACCGTCCTGGTGCGTGGTTCGCTGTCGGTGGCGCCATTGCATTTGATCCGCGCGCACGCATCCGGAACCGGCAAAAGCTATCTTGCCGACGTTGTCGCAGGGATTGCCATTGGCGACATTTGCCCAGCCATCACCATGGGCAAAAACAAGGAAGAAGTAGAAAAGCGCCTGGGCGCGATCATTCTCAGCGGCGATCAGCTGGTCTCGCTCGATAATTGTACCGATGATCTTGACGATCCGCTGTTGTGCCAACTGGTTGAGCGCCCGGTGGTGAAGGTCAGGGTCCTAGGGCAGAGCCAGATGCCGCGATGCGAGTGCCGCACCGCCGTCTTCGCCACTGGCAACAACATCACCGTCAAGGGCGACATGGTGCGGCGCGGCGCGATCTGCAATCTCGATGCCCTGTCCGAACGTCCTGAGCAGCGAACGTTCAAGCGCAATACGCTCGGCCTCGCTATCGAGCAACGAGCGTCCTATGTGGCTGCAGCGCTCACGGTGATCCGCGGCTACCTCGCGGCAGGCGCCCCGAATGTTTGTGGGCCAATTGCCAGCTATGCCGCCTGGTCGCGGCTGGTCCGCAGCCCGCTGATCTGGTTAGGCGAGAATGATCCAGTCAAGAGCATGGACGAAGCCCATGCCGAGGATCCTGAGCGCAATGATATGCGCGAATTCGCGCACCTGTGGCTCGATTCCGATCTTAAGCTCGAATACGACTACGAAACTGCGCGCATCATTGAGATCGCGTGCGCGCCACCCATCG